GGGAGTTCACGATCGCGGCCTGCTGCGACGACAGCGGCACGCCCGGGCGGATCGCGCCGAAGTTCACCGCCGCGACGATCGGGTCGTTGCAGGCGGCATCCACCAGCGCATAGCCCTGGGCGTTGTACGGCAGCGAGTTGACCGTGGTCAGCAGCGACACCAGTGCGGTTTCGAGCTGGGCGCTCAGCCAGATCTGGTTCACGAACTCGTCGAGGAAGCCGTACTTCCCGCTCACCGAGCCCGGGTAGAAGAACTGCCAGTTGTTGTTCGCGTTCGCGTAGGCGCCGTAGAAGTTGTAGCCGTTCGCCTTCAGGTTGGCCGCCGCGGTCGGATCTGCCACGCTGGCGGTCAGGCCGGCGAGCGACTTGAACGCGTAGGTGATGCGGCCCTCGGTGCGGGTGAAATCGATCGACGCAGTCGCGCCCAGCACGAAGGCGGCGAGGTTCTGCACGATCGACGCCAGCGTGACGCCCAGCGAGGCGGCATAGGCAGCGTCGCCACAGATCGGCACCACGCCGTCGTAAGCAGCGGCTACCACTTGCGGCGCAAAGGCGGTGGTGTTGAGCGCCTGGGTCGCGGTCGCATCGGTGTCCCATGCCACGTAGGCGAACCGCTTGTTCTGCGCGCTGGTCCAGGACGCGAACGCCAGCTTGTCGGTGATGACCGGCTCGAAGGCGGTCATGAATGTTGCCCAGTTGCGCGTGATCGCGACGATGGAGGCCATCGCGGTCGCCGGAGTCGCCTGCACGGCGCCCGCCGAGATCACGGCACCGGTCGCCTGGGTCAGATTGAGGCCAGCGGCCAGCGTGCCGGAGGCGAACGACACCGAGGAGCTCGCGCCGGTGGTGCTCGAGGTGAACACGAACGCCGCGCGCTGGCTGTCGTAGCTGACGGTGCCGCCCAGCGACGTGAACGCCGCCTGGATGGTCGCAGCAGCGGCCGAGAACGACGACGCGCCGGACAGGTTGATCGCGCTCGAGGTCTTGCTCGTGCCGTCGACGGAAACGGTCAGGACGCCGGACAGCGCCTGCAGCTGGGCCAGCGTCATCGACGCCAGCGAGCCGCCGCGCAGGTAGCCGGACACGGCGGAGGTCGGATACTGCGCGAAATACAGCGAGCTCGGCAGCTTGGTCGCGTTGTCGCGGCCCTGGAAGTAGATCGCGGCGAGCGCAGCCTCGGTAGACGCTGCGCCGAAAAAGGCGGCGACGGATGCGGCGGTCGCAAACGGCATCACCGAGCCGATCGGCACCGCGGCGTTCGTGGTCAGGATCAGGCCGTTCAGTACCGCGGCATTGCCACCGGAGCCGATGACACCCGGGTTGATCTGAACAATCTGGCTTGCTGGAATGGTCATGGAAATGGCTCCAGTGGAAAAAACGAAGGCCCGCGCGCGGCGGGCCGGGAAAGGGGCGAATCAGGGACTGCTACAGCCGGTCAGCCTCGATCAGGCCGACCTGCAAGGCTGTCGCGGAATCCTGCGGCACGCTGACGACGGCGTTGCACTGCAGGACCGCGGGAAACGTCCAGCGCTCCTCGTACTGGGCTTCGCCGTCGACCAGCGGCATCTGCTGCGCGTCGCCGGCGTAAAGCGGCTGGACGTCGAAGCCCGAGGCGGCGAACTGCGCGCACGCGTATTCGTCGCGCAGGAGCGTCGCGATCGCGCTGGCCCGGTCGCGCGCGCCGGCGCCGTAGCAGTCGATCTGAATGGTCACCTGCGCCGGCCGCAGGATGTTCTTTGCGCCGTCGGTGTAGCTGGCCACATTCGTCGACAGCGGCACTTCTCCGACCGGCGACATGCCGACGAAGTCGCCCGCCGGCATGGCCACGCGGTTGACTGGCAGCCGAATCACCGGGCAGTCGACGATCGTCAGCAGGAACGCGCGTAGCGCGGTGAAGAGTTGCGTTTCGGTGATGCTGGGTGCGATCGCCATCAGCTCACCTGCATGGTCAGGGCGACGCAGCACCAATTCGGCCAGCGCTCGAGCACTGCCGACACCAGGTAGGTCTTGCCGCCGAAGAGGATCAGATCGCCGCCCTTGCCGGTCGCGCGGATCAGCGCCTCGAAATTGCCAGTCAGGTACATCTTCGCGGTGACGCCCTGGACGTTCATGCTGTTCAGCCGCTGGATGTCGCCACCGGTGACGGGCTGCAGCTGGCCAGTGGTCTGCACGGTGCGGTAGGCTGGCTCGAGCTTGCCGTCCGCCGCCGGCGCCGCGCCCGCGCTCTGCCGGATCGTCACCGGCTGCTGCGGGTTGACCGCGCCGATGACGCCGGAAACGATGGAGTGTAGGTTCATGGTTTGCCGCCTTTCGCCGCTGCGGGCAGGGTGACTTTTTCGCCGCCGTCGACCTGGTAGCCGACGGAATTGATCATCACCGCGGTGTCGATGAGCTGCTTGTCGAAGCCCTTTTTCGCCACCGTCACATCGGAAAGCGGCACGCCGTCGAAGTCGACGATCGCCTGCTGCAGCTGCGATCCGATCCCTTCGCCCATCAGCGCCAGCGCCTTCGGCACGTCGTAGTCGTTCGCCTTGACGATGTTGGCCAGCGACTGGCCCCAGCCCGGCGACTTCTGCGCGATCATCTGGCGAAAGAATGGCCGGCTAGGGATGCGGCTCGTGCCGAATTCCTGCATCGCCGCCACCAGCGGTACCGGCGTGCCGTCCGGATAGGTTGCCCCTTCCAGGAAGCCAACCTTCACTTCGCCCCCCTTGCCGGCCTTCTTCAGGATCTCCTGCAGCCTGGTCTTCAACCGCTCGCCGCCGCTGAAGTTTTCTACGCGCATGCTCGCCTCGAGGATCCCGGGTAGTAGCGGAACGTCCTGTAGCTGGCAGTCGCCTGCCAGAACGATGCGCCGTATTTCGTCTGCATGAACCACGCCGAGGTGCCGGCCGGCGGCCCCATATCGGCGGTCACCGACACGCTGCCCTCGGTCGCCTGGGAAATGCGGCCGACCAGCTGCGCGCTGGCGAGCGCCGCGATGTGCGCCACCAGCATATTGAACAGCACGGCGCGCGCCGTCACGTCGGCGACAGGACTGGCGTCAGAGTTGTCCAGATAGAGCGTCGCTTCCGAGAAATACGCATCCAGCGTTTTCGGCGACAGCGCGGCGAACTCCGGATAGCGGGCGCAGAACAGCGCCGAATCGAAAGCGACGATCGCCATGGTTACGCCTGCGTCATCGATTCAGCCGGCTCGATGCCAGGCGCGGGCTTGGCTGGGTCCAGGCCCTCGAAGCCGGTCCGATTGTCCTGTTTGTCGTTTGCCTCGGCGGTGGTGTTCGCCGCTTTCTCGTGCGCGAAGATGAAGCCGCCCTTGACCATGGGCGAGTCCTTGAACACCTTCAGCCAACGCTCGAAGAATTCCTTGTCGACGCCTTCCGTGATGCCGTGGCCGCCGATGACCTGCGACGCGTTCGAGCCGTTCAGCGTGACGCGCGTGCCGTCCAGATCCAGATGCAGTCCGTGCGGCAGCTTGCAGCCGACGATTACAGTCGTTGCTCCCATTTTTCTTCCCCTCTATGAATTGGCCCGACCGAAGCCGGGCCTTGATTGGTTCGCTGCGGCTTAAACGCCCAGCATCTGCGCGATGGCGATCGGGCGGCGGATGATCGAGCCCCAGGTGCCGCCGGACTTCTTCTGCTTGAAGCTCGACAGGTCGACCACGACCGGGTGCGCACGCATCTTCTCGGTGAAGGACGCGTAGGCGGTCTTCTGGCCGTCGATGGACTCCACCATCAGCTGCACCAGGTCGCCGCTTTGCGTGGTGTATTCCACCGCGGTTTCGACGCGCAGGTTCGGGAAGTTCTTTTTGATCAGGTCCATGACGTTGACGTTGTACTGATTCGTCTTCGTCAGGTTGACCTCGGCCGTCGGCGACATGGCCAGCACCAGCGGGGAGTCGCGCTCGACCAGGCCCTTGAGCTGCGCCTGCAGCTGGCCGTACAGCGCGACGATGTCGCCGTAGACGCCGTTGGCGTCCTTGGTCGACCACAGCGTGCCGGAGCTGCTACCGGTGGCCAGCGGGGTGATCGGGGTGGTGAGCGACGGATCGTTCAGCAGGCCGTAGTTCTGCAGGTTGGCGATGCCGTAGAAGTACGACTTGTTCAGGAACTTCGACATGGCCAGGGCCGAGGCGATGTTCAGGTTCGCCGCGTGGTCGATCTTGCCGACGCCTGCCATTTCCAGCTCACGCTCGCCCCACTGGGTGACGGTCTGGAAGTGGTAGGACTGGCGCGGCACCCAGTTCACGTTCGCGTTCACCGAACCGTTGTTGCTGAAGTCGCCGTAGCTCGACACCTCGCCGGTGGATTCCACGACCGGGAATTGCGCGGTCAGGGTGGTCCAGTCGCCCTTCTTTGTCTCGCCGATGATCTCGGCGGCCTTCATCGGGGTCACCAGGATGCGGATGAATTCCGGGTCGATGAAGTTGGTCAGGAAGGCCGGCACGCCGGCATTGCTGGTGGTGACCAGGGTCGGCTGGGCGTCATTCGCCAGACCGTAGTCGTGGCGGATGTCTTCCGGCAGGTAGTCGACGGCCATCGGAATGACCACGCCGTAATCACGCGCGACCTTGCGG